GGCAGGAAGGTTTGACAAAAAAAACGGGTTATCTGTTTTGTTTTGTATATCTATACATTTGTTTGCATAAACGGTTTTTGGGTTCGCGTTTATTGTTGGTGCTGGTTCGTAAATGCTTTTGCGTTTAAGGTTTCCGTATCGTGCGCCGCGTGAACTGTTGCAGGTTTTGCAGGCTGCTACTAAGTTGTCTAAGCCGTTTACGCCTGGCGTCCCATCTGGCCAGCGGTCTACTTCTATTAGGTGGTCTGCTGTGGTTGCTTGTCGATTATTGCACCAATGGCATAGCGGTTTGTCTTTTAGTAGTAGTTGTCTGTTTGTTTTAAATTCTGTTTTGCTTCTGGCTTGGGCGTTTAGGCTGCGTTTGTGGTTTTGGTCTGTGTTGTGTGTTCTGCGTTTTTTGCCTTGTGTCATATTCTCACGCGCCTTACGGCTTGTGCTAGCGCGCGCTGACGCGCTTGCTTTCGGTTTGTGTTGTTTAACTGGTTTGTAATGTTTATGTTTGTAATTTGTTTTGTGTATGTCATTTTGTTTTATGTTGTGTTTAAAGCCTAATGCGCTAGCCCCCCCGTGCGCTGCCTTCAACCGCACTCCCATATCTTTAACCGTTAGCCAGGCCCTGTATCACTACAGCGCCTTCTACCCGCGTTACCGCGTATTACACCAACTGCGACGCTACGCGCTTAGGCCTATCGTGAAAATTTATTTAGTTGTCTTTAAGTTCGGATAACTTTAGCGCGTCTATAACCTTCGATATATCGCTTTTAGTTAAATCACCTGTCGTATGTATTTCGCGTTTAAGTACGTTGCTGCAATACTCTTTAAGTTTGTCGCCGCTAATACCTTGCCCATTAGCTAAAGCCCGCATAAGCCCTAATTGCTTCGTGCTAGGTGCTGGCTGGTGCTGTACTTCGGGGAAAGGTACTTCTACGTCGTGTAACGGTTTAACGGGCGCTAAATGTGTTTGCTGACGGCTTTGGGCCGCTTCAACTTCATCACGTGAAGCCAACGCTTTATTACCCGAAAAGCCCGCAAAAGCTAAAGCACGGCCCAGCGCTGAAGTAAATCCTACTTCTGATTCGCTGTTTTTTGTGTACGGCGTACGGCCTGGATACAGTTCGCAAGCTGACGCTATGACTGGTATCGGGTCGTTAGCGTCCCGCCAGACTGTAACCGTGCAACGAATAAAACAGCTTTTATCTGGCATTTCGATAACTTCGCGCGCTGTTTCTTGTATCCGCAAATCTGGATATTTTTCGAACGCCAACCGTAAACGGGTAGCTACGTCGACGTAGTTATCTAAGCTAAAGCCCATTACGCCGCCTTTGCTGTTTGGTGCTTAATAAGTTCGTCAGTTGCTGGCAGCATATCTATAGGCCATAACTGGTATTGTGGCATAGCAAAACAAGGCCAACGTAACGACGTATCCCAATTACTTTTACGTTCATTACAACGCCAAAGCGTCGAATAACCGCGAATAGTCGCGCGTAAAATGTTTTGTTCTATCGTTACCAAAATATATCGGCCTGGTTTATCGCCGCCTATATCGTGGCTGCGCTGTTCTATTGGGTGCGTCAATAATCGACCGTTTGCGTAATAGGTAGCGCGGACTTCGTAACCTAAAACGTCGTTACGTTTCGGGTCGTAACCTGCGTAGCTGTATTCGTAATCAAAATATTTAGCTACTGTTTGTTCACCTAAAACACCACAAAACGAAACCGCGTAAGCCTGTTCAGGGTTCATATCGTATTTACTGTTTTTAAAATTAAGTTTTTGGCCAGCTTCTAACATTAAATCGACGATTTTTAAACAGTTTTCGTAATCGTCTTGGGTTAATTGAATAACTGGCTGGCCTAAATCGTTAAATTCAGTTATCACGAAACACCAAATTTTCTAGCCGTTGCACTTCTGCTGCCTGGTGGTTTAAACGGTCTTGTAGTTCGCGTTCGCGCATTTGCCCTTCTGTAACTTTTACGCGAAAATCTTTAATAACGACTAACAAATATTGCAATTCGATTATTACGCTTTTTAAATCTTGCACTAAATCGCCGTCGTCGAAAGCGTATTCACTGCACCAGTTTTGCAGATTACGAATATTTTTATTCGTTACAAAATCTGTAGTTTTCGGCAAATACATATCGCTAGGCCGCGCCTGGTCAACTAGCGGTACTTTGTTATCTGTTATCTGGTTAATAACGTGCATTAACGCTTTTAATTGTGCGTCGTCTGCGTTAAATTGTTCGTCTAGGTTTCCCATTTTCTCGTAGCCTTTCTCGTTTAGTTATAAAGTACCATAGCCCAGCCGTGTACGCAGTTAAAAGCGACGCGATAATTAAATGTTTTATAAAGACCACGCCCGCCAGCCTTCGCTATAACGGTAAATAGCTAATGCGGCCCGCAAATTAGTTTCTAGGTCAAATAGTTCGGCGCAGTCTTTAAGTAAGCCGTGCGCCTGTAAATAGCCGTTCGGCCAATATCGGCTAGGTTTGCACCAAAAGTAGTTAATTTGCATAGCGCCAGCGCTACCGCCGTTAGGGTCTTTGGCGTTAAACGCTTCGACTTGGCAGCGGCTTTCACGGTATGCAACAGCCACTACGGTAGTCAGTTCATTTAACGGCCAGCCGATATCTTTAGCCATATTGAATACTTGCCCGCATAGGGTCTTGGCAGGCTCTGTAGTCGTCGTAGACGGCACGGTAATAGGCTGGCTATAGCCTTCGTAAATTGTGTCGTAGCGTGGCTGTAAATCGTCTGGCGTAGGTGCTGGCGGTTTAACCAACATAAACGCGGATACAAACGCAATAAACGCCGAAATAGCGCCTTTAGTTAATAGGGTCATTAGTTGCCTACTTTCTCGTTAGGGTTAAAACCAGCTTAACAAAGCCCCTATACGGTTTTAGGCATATCCTTAAAAACGTCGCTAAACGCTTGTTTTACAAGGTTTGCATTGTTTGCCATAGCTGGCGATATCTCGATATGAAACCAGTCGCCGCCAGACCATTTACCTTTAATCCAGGTGCAACGGTCGCATTTCCAACTACGGTTTAGCTGGTAGTCAATCACTAGTTCTATGCCTAGTTTGTCTGCGTTTCGTAAAAGTTTTTGCACAAACGGCATAGCTGTTTTGCGTCCGTCTGTTATGCCTTTGTCGTTCATTTTTCTGTAGCTAAAATCGACCGCAAGCCCGCGCGCGTGGTTAGATATCTGGCCTGGTTTTGTGCGAATATCGCGTATAACAAAGCTGCCGTTATTCCATAGCGAACCGCCAGCGCGTTTAATTACTTGGCGTATAAATTCGTCTGTGCCTTCTAACGGCGCTTTAACTACTGGTGCTTTAAAAACTGTGTACGGTCGGGTCAATTTTTTTGTGGGTCGTCGTCGTTTGGTATGAATAGGCACGCTAGGTCTGGGTCGCCTATTTTTGTGCTTAGCCACGCCAACACACTAGACGCAACTGGCACAAGCAAACTGATGAACATTGGGTCTGCGCCTTGTTTGTTTAGTCCGTAAATCATTAAACCGATTAGGCCGCCTTTAGTGGTTTGGTCGCTTATCTGCCGTTTGGCTTTGTTAATTTTTTTGCTTGTCATTACGGTTCGTCTATTGGCTCAATCGTTGGCGGCGGTACGAATTCGTCTAAATCTGCGTCGTATGTGTAGCCGATACCTGCGTAGTATGCGCGAAAGTTTGCGTGATAACTGGTCTGCAACCATTCGCCTGCAATGCCTAATGACGCTATAAACGCTTGACCAATCGCTTCGCTTTCGGGATAGTCGCCGCCGCCACAATCATCATTTGATACAACAATAACGTTAGTGACTGTGTTGTTTTCTATTTTTGCAAAATGTGCCATTGTTAAACCTTGTACCTTATGTAGCAAATACCGCTACCACCGTTGCCTGTTGTCGTTACGCCATAACCGCCACCGCCACCACCACCGCTATTTGCGTTACCTGCAGGCGGTGTTGTTGTTGCTGACCCTGCGACACCGCCCGTTGCAGCCGTGCCACCAGTTACAGAACCGCCACCGCCACCGCCCATAGCCTTAAATAATGCGCTACCACCAATAAATGCGCTGACATCAAATCCAGTACCGCCTGTACCGCCCGTAGTGCTTGTGCCGTTTCCGCCTCTAGCCCTGCTTCCACCACCACCACCGCCATTAGTTGCTGCGCTTGAAGTTCCACCGTAATAGCCTTGAAAATCGCTTTCAGTTATATTTGACCTAATGCCTGAAACGCTTCCACCACAAGCACCACCGACATACCACATAGGCGTACCTGTGCTTACTGCACCCGAAACATTACCTAAAGCCGCCACTAATGAACCGATAAATGTTGTGCCACCTTGAGTAAAAATTGAATGCTGGTTGTCCGTCATATCAAAAATTGCACCACCTGCACCAATAGTTACAGTTTGATTAGCCGACAAATAGACAGAACCTTGCAGAAGTTGTCCAGCACCACCACCACCGCCTGCTTCAGCAGCGACATTTTTCATACTTCCACCGCCACCACCAACCAACAAATAATCAAAAAACCCTGCCTTAGTAACCGTCAAAGTACCAGTCGCATTAAACTGCAAATACTCGTAATCGACGCCGCCAATAGTTACTGCAGTTGGCGCACCAATACCACCCGTCGCCGTACCGTACGCGCTGCCACCACCTAAGTTAAAAAAAGTGAAAGTTGACGCCGACAAACAAAGCAAATAGCCGCCCCCATATTGCGCCAAAGCAAGCGAACCGCTTGTGTTAATAGTTACGCCCGAACCCGCCGAAATCGTCGTTGTGCCAGCACCCTTGTTAGCAACCTGAATAACATCACCAACACTAAAAATTGCGTCATCAACTGTAATAGTCGTAGCGCCTGCGTTGTTCATAATCGTGCGCTTAAACACATCAGTAGCAACCAACGTGTAACTAGCGGTCTTATCAGATATTGGCAAATTCTGTATGTCGTTTAATTGCGCGGCTGTCAAAACCGCACCGCTAACAAATGGAAATGGCGTCGTCATATCGTCCCTACTTTACCCTAAAACGTTATCGGCGTCTAGTATGCCGTAAATCGGGTCGTCTAAGACCAGTTCAAAAACGACAGTCGTAGGCGAAGTAAAATAAATAACGCTATGACCTGTGCCAATATCTAACGCTATTTCAATACCTTCTACGCTTAACTCTTGACTTAGCTGCGTCGTACTGTTACCGCTAACAAAAGATTTTTCTATGCTAATTGTGTCGCCTATATCGACTGTCGCTAAAGCGTCGCGCTGGGCTGTCGTAAGCATATTGTACGCAGTACCAACGGACGTATAACGCGCTTGGGGTTCGCCGTCTAACAGGTAACTAGCCAGGTCAGCGGCTGCCGTGTCATTGTGTAAAAGGCTATTAGTAATGCTTGTAGTTTGTATAAAATATTTAGCTTGGCTAGCGGCGTCGTTTGCGGTTTGCGGGTTATTGCTACCCAAAATTTGCACTACAGCTTTATTTATAACTTGGTCAGCTTCAAAACTAATACCTAAAGCGTTAAAAGGCGTGTTAGTGCCGTCGTCGTAAAAGCTGGCTACAGGCCCGCTAAGCGTGTTACCTATACGCGGCTGGAAGGTCAAAACGCCGTCTTTAGCCATAAATAGGCGGCCTTGTTCGGCGTCGTTTATTTGGCTGCAATACGAAAGCGCGTTAGTCCCCTGCGGTACGGTAAAAGCTGACGCCCCGCCCAAAGTTGCTACCCCAGTCGAAATGTCCCTAGCCAGCGCGGGAAAATTGACTTCTGGTAAATCTAAAACCGCTTCTAAACGTTCGTTAGATAATTCCTCGCTTACGTTGTATTCGTTTAAAAATGTTTGACTTAACAAATAAAAATCGTCAGCACAAAAAACGGTTACCGTATCTAAAACGCCTAAACCAAAATTATAGTTGTAATTAACTACGTAGCCTTTAAAAAGATATTCGGCTACGTTGCTACTGTCGTAGCGCACTAATTCGACTTTACGCATAGGCGCTAAACCTGGCTGCGATAACGCCGTATCATAGTAAGGCGAGTTTTGGTCAAACGGGTTAAATATTCCGCTGGTATCTGTCAAAGTAAAAGACATAGTGCCAGCGCCGAACTGGTCGCCGATATCCTCACGTCCACGCTTGACGCGCACATTTACGCAGCCGTCTAAAACTGGTGCAAAATCGGTAGTACCGTCTAAAACGTATTCGGTATTATTTAAAACGCCTTGCGTTACGTCATCTAAAATAAAGGCGTCTTGAATAAAGCCTGTGTCTATAAACAGTTCGTAGTTACCCGAACCGACTACCGCTACGCCAGCCATTACGCGATTTGCAACTGCAACGGGCCGCTTAGACGGTTATAGGCGCGTAGCGCGTCGTTTACCGCTTCGCCTACTTCGGCTTTGGTGGCCAGCTGGCTGGCGACGTTTATAGTTACGTTTCCTAATGGCTGGCCTTTGTCTGTTGGTGCGCCTACGGGTATAACGCTAGGCATAGTAGGCGCTGTCATTGTCGGGGTCGTGCTAATTGCGTTATTAAACCCGCTGCTAATGCCTTTAACGTCAGCAAGGTTTATACCTTTTTTGCCTAGCTTTGCTTGGGCTATAGCCATAGCAGCTTCGACGCCCGCTAAATATTGCTGGGCGTTAGATACGCCAGCGGCGTAAAATTTGTTAGCTGACATAATGCCGATTTGTTCAGCTATTTTGTTTGTTTCTTCTACAAGTTTGTTAGCGCGTAAAACGTTTTCGCCAGACTTTAAAAGCTCTTTAGCGATAGCCGCGCCGCTATCTATGCCCGCGTCGATTACCTGCTGTAACGCTTCTTGCGATAAACCAGTAGCTAACAGCTGTTCTACTAAATCGGCAAACTCTTTAGCTTTATCGGCCTGTTTTTGTAGCGCACTAAAAAACGTGCTGCCTGCGTCCTCGCCGCCTTCCTCAAACGCTGCGCCAAAATCTAAAGCGGTTCGAATAACGTCAGCTACAGAATTTGCGTAATCGTCAAAAGCTTTCTTAGCTTTCTCTACGCGGTCTTTAGCGCCTTCTAACGCTTGCGCCATTTCTTTATTTAAAACGTCCGCCGCTTCTTTAACGGCTTTATTTACTTTCTTTGCTGCGCCGCTTAAACTTTTTTCGTCGTCGTCGCCCGCCAGTTCGCTAGCAGCCTTTTTAGCTTTGCTACCAAAACTATCTAAACGTTTTTCGGCGTCTAAAATTGTTTGGTTTTGGCTAAGTATTGCGCCTTGCAAAACGCTTACCTTGTAAGCGAAACTGTCAAAACTTTTTTCTAATGCGCCAATGTCTATAAAGTCGTCAAAGACTTTAGACATAGTTTTTATAGCGTCCAGCGGGCTACCCGTCACGAACTGGAATTGCGCTATAAGTACTTGAACCGACTTATAAACGACGTTCGCCATTTTTGCGGCATTAACAGCAATAAACCTAAACGCTTTTACTAAACCGTCCGCAGCCGTACCAGTTTCGGCTACGGCCTGTTGAAGGCCTTTACCTAAACCTTGTTCACCAAACGCAGTTATAACGCGGTCTACAGCTGGTAAAACTTCATCATTTAAAAACTTAACTAACGTCGAAAAAACAGGTAACAGCAATTCGCCAATTTTTGTTTTAACGTTTTCAAACTGTGCGCTTAAAATGCGTTGCTGGTTAGCTAAACCGTCAGAAGTTCTAGCGAAATCGCCTTGCGCGTCGCCTGTTTGTTCGTAAATAACTTTTTGTGCAGCTAAAATCTTTTGCTGGGCTGTTAGCGCGCCGCTACCCGAATAAATGCCCAATTCCAAAGCAGCAGCTTTTAGCGTGGCGTCGTTAAGCAAAACACCAAAACGCCTTAACGGTTCAGCTTCACCGCGCAACGCAGCGCCAATAGCGTTAATTGCTTCATCTGGCGTAGTGTTATTAAAACTGGCTAGGTCAGCTGACAACGTAATAAAGTCAGTTGTAAACGTCGCTAATTGGTCGCCCGCTAAACCAGCTGCCTTACCGAAAGTACCGAAAGTACCAGCAGCCGCTAAAACTTGGTTTTGACTTTGGCCTATGTCCCGCGCAGCGGTTTTAGCAAAATCGGTTACAGCCCTACCAGCGTCGCCAAAAATTACTTTTATTTTGCTTGTGTTTTCTTGTAAATCGCTGGCCGCTTGAATAGCTGGCATAAGGCCTTTAGTGAATACAAGTACCGAACCAGCGGCAGCTATAAGGCCAGGTACTACCGAAGCTTTAAGTATGTCGCCTAATTTGCCAGCTGGCCCGCCAATACCTTTTAGCGCTTGTTGTGCTTTGTTTAAACCTGTATCGTCAAACGTCGACGTAATCGGTATGTTAATTGCCATAGCGAACCTTCAATTTTTTGTTTAGGGTTTTGGCTACTTCGTCGACAATTCGCTTTACTGCAAATTGCACGGTTTCTCTATGTTGCTGTACGGCTGGGTCTATTGCGCGTGGCTGGCTACCTACTTCGATATTTAAATTATTAACAAAATTAGTATTTTTTGTTTTAATGCCTGCGTGGTCATATATTGCGCCTGCCGCGTCCATTTGCTGGGCAACCATAAGCTGATAGGGCCTGGCTTTAAAAGTTACGCTATGGCTTTCGCGCGGGTTATTTTCGGCGTCGAATTTGTCTTTAAATTGAACTGTGCCGCCTTTGCTGGCGCGTCTACCTACTTTGATTTTTAGACCAGCTTTAGCGGTTTTGTTAGTCCAATAAACTTCGCGGCCTTTTATGAGTTTGCCGCGAACCATACCCGATAAAGGCGGTACGTCGCCTATTAACTGGCGGGCTGTGTTAATAATTGGCGCACCAGCGCCTTTAATATCTTTGGTAACTTGCCGTCTATAAACCTTGTCGTACTTGTTTAGTTCAGCCAAAGTTTCTTTAATGCCGTCAATTTGTAAAACTAGTTTTGGGTTAGACATAAGTTTTATTCTGTTTGTTCAATATGTCTACGACGGTATACAAATCGGATATGCCAAATTCGATATGGCTAGGCCAGTAATGGCAAGTTACTAACATTTCAGCCATAAGGTAACTTATTGTGCCTGGTCTGCTTTTAAATCGGCGGCCTGGTCTACTACTTCAATATTTGCAAGGTTGTTAATAAAAGCGTCCAGCGAACTAGGTACGGTAATTCCGTTTAAGCGGCTGGCTTCGTAGCACATATACGCTAAATCCTCTACGCCTATTCCGTTAGCTATGTCGGAAGCTTTGCGCCTGTATTTTCTTTCCCATAGAACTATGGTCATTAAATTAGTTTGCACTTCGTAAGTGTTGCCGTCTTTGAATACGGCTTTTAGTGTTAATTGCATATTTGCCTTTCGTAGGGCAGCGCTTTATTAGCGTTGCTTGTTTTTGTAATTCTCAGCGGCCAAAGCCGCGCCATTATGCGACAGCTTTAACTAGTGTGCCGCCAGTAAACGTAAGCGTAATAGTCGAAAGTTCGCCTAAGCTTGCGTTAATTGGCGTATGGCTTTCCAAATATGCGCCAGTAAGCGTATATTTTGGCGTTGTGGCTGATGGCGTTACAAGACCAGCAGCCGTATTTGAAACTACGATATTTGTTTGAATACCTACAAGACCGTAAATCGTGGCTTCTGTTTCTGTCGCTGCGTAACTCTGATAAAGCGTTACTTCGAAAGTGTTATTTTGCAGCGAAGTTACAGCCGAACCGCCGAATTTGCGGGCTGTGTCGCCAAAAGCGGTAGTTTCAAGTTGTTCGTAGTTGTATGTCAAAACCGCGCTTGTGGCCTGGTCTGTTAAATCGACGCTGTTAATAGTTAGCGCTGGGTTTGAAAGATAAACGGTAGTTGCCATATTTGGTTAGTCCTTGTCTGTTTCTGTGTCTTTAGTTTTACCAGATTTTTTGGTGCTTTGCGTGGATAGGTGGCCGCCTTCTATAAGCGCTTCGACGTCTACGCCTTCTAAATCTTTATCGGTTACAGTTTCGCCGCGCTTCAAACCGCCTAATCTGTCTGAAGTAACTATAAAAATGTTCATTGGTTCAACCTCTTTTACGCTGTCTGGGCTTGCATTGTTACTGTCAAATCATACGCAGGGTAAGCCACGCCGCCTACTAAAGCTTCTGTAGGCCTACCGTCCGTAACGCCTACATTAGCACCCAATACCAGCGAAGCTAGGTTTAATAGGCTGCGTTGGGCGTCTAGGTTGCCTGGCCCTAAAGTTATTACCCGTACTGGAAACGACATTTTTACAATATTGGCGTTAAACGCTTCGAAGCTTGGCGCGTCAATGAAAGCACAAGGCGGGGTCAAATTTCGCGGGTCGTTCACTACTTGCAAACCTGTTACCGCTGAAAGCGTCGTAGTTAAGTTAGTTAGCGACGTATTAAATAAATCGGTAAAGTTTTGTGGCATTATGCAACCGCTGGCCTATCGACGCCTAACAGCTGTTTAATCATTGGCGACAAACCAAAACTATTAGCCGTACCTAGACCGTCAAACGACGCGAAATCTTGTACGCCGCCGCGCTGACGATACAACGCGCCCCCATACATAATCGTCCCTAAGCTAACCGCGCCATTCGGTACGGTCGTTAAACTTTCGTTTTTGTAACCAGCTTCGCGCCTTCTGGCGTAACAAAAATTGTTTGCAGCTAAAGCGCATTGGGTTAAAAATGCTGTATCGGCTGCCGTCGCTGTGCCAATACCTAACCAGTCCTCAATCTGTGCGGCCGTTATCCACGTGCAAACTGGCGTAGTAGTCAAACTGCCAGACGCTGCAACTATGTTTACATTGTCAGCGGTTTTAGCGTATAAAACTTGATTAGCTATCGGCAGTTCTATGTCGTAAAGAAAAAAGCCTTGTTCGTCTACGCCGTTAAAATAATATTCGGGCAACGCCTCAACCGTATAAGTACCGTTAAACGTGGCGTCCACGCCTGCGACAGTAACGCTTTGACCTACTTCTAACGGGTCAGCGTTAGTAACAAGTACGACTACTGCGTAATTATCGGTTAAATATTTTTGTTTGACCGAATAGACGGCCATAGCTGGCCTTCTTTCTAGCCGTTAAACGAACTTGACGAACTTGGTAGCGTCTGCCATATAGCCAGCTGCATAGCCTCTAAAGGCAATAGTGCGGCCTAGTGTGGCTGGTACGTCTACTGAAATTGCGCCTTTTTGCTGTTCGTAAAACTCGAAGCCTGCTGCTGGGCCTGCTGCGTGGCCCATAAATGAACCGTCGCAGTTTTTATCTACGACTAATACAAGGCCTAGCGGGTTTCCGTTCCAGCTTGTAGCTGACGAAGTACCGCTAGCGTTTTGGCCCATAAGACCAGGCGCACCGACAAACGGGAATACTGGGCGGTTTTGGTCGTCTACTTGCGCGCCCAAATAGCCCCATACTGTAGGCGATACAAACAAATGCGACGGTAGGTAATTGCTACCGCTGCTAATTTGAACCGCTGCACCGTAAATGCCTTCAATAGTGTCTTTAGCGACTTGCGGGTCCCAGCTTTGCGTCTGGACAATAGCATTTCGGCAAGTGTCTATGGCGTAATTGTCAGTTGCTTGACCGTATGCGATAGCAAGCTGATTTAAAATAATGTCAATACTTGCAGGGTCTGACCAGTCTAAATCTTGTTCGCTGACGGTCACGTATGTTCCGAAACTTAGTTTTGAAACGTCCGTATTCGAAACCTCAACTGTCGAAGGGTCTAAAGTATTTAGCTGACCTGTTGGCTGTTGTGTTACAACTGGACGAACTGTAATTTTTGGTCGTCGAAATGTTGCGCCTTGTGTTGGCATAGCGCGAGTACCGATAGCGCTAACGAATGGTCTAATCGGGTTAAGCCCGTCATAAACGCTACCTACAATAATTTCTGGCAAAATGCCAGGCGTGTCAGCTGTTGTAATGTCTGGCGCTGCCGCTTTAACGCTGGCTTGTTTAATGTTTGCGTTAAGTTGTGCGAAATCTGCACCGCCACGCACATAGGCTGCGATATATTCCGAAGTGCTAGGAAGTTTGAAAGGCTGACGTGCTTGCGCGTAAACCGTGTGTACTTGCGAAGCTTCGATTACTTGCGGGGTTTCTGTTGTTTCGTTCATTTCTTTTACCTCTGGTTCTGGGTCTTGTTTACTATTTAACACTACTTCGGGTTCTGTTTGGTGGATACTTGCTGCTACTCGTTCTACTTTAGCGGCTTCAAAAGCGCCATAAGGCAAAAGGCTTAATTCTTGCCAGTCAGCTTTAGTAATAATCATTGTGCCAGCTTCGTCGAAACTGTATTCAACTGGCAGAATACCTACCGAAACGCTATCTAAAACGCCGTCTTTTGCTAGTTGTAGCGCTTCGTCGCCTGCGCGGGTTTCGCTAATTCGGGCTTCAAAAAGTACCGTATCGTCTACCTGTGTACGGGCCGAAACTATGCCTATTGGCTGTGTACTGTCGTGGTACAAATACATTTTCGGTTTTTTGCCTTCTAACGGCAAAGCACCATTAGCAAATTTTACTTTTTGGCCGTCCGATACGACCGCTTCTACGTCGTATTGAACTGCTACGCCCGCTAACGTTCTGCGGGGGCTTTTGTCGCCAGCGGGCGCAGCGTCTAAATTTAAATCTTGCGGCACTAATCTAATCATTGTTTATATCTACCGTTTCTACTTCGGCTTCGTCTGGTTTCATTTTTTCTTGCTGTTCTAAATAACTCTTAATGTCGAAGCGTACTACTGTTCCGCGCGGTAATACGTTATTTGCGCTTAACGTTTCTTGTATGCAGTCGATATACGGTTTTACACCAAACGTATATAAATCGCGTGAAGCTTCCGAACTACTGACGTAACTGTAATTTCCCAAACTTACGGAAACGAGGTAGGCGGGGACGTTCGCGATTCTCGCGATTTCTTTTGCCTGGTACTCTGCGGCGTCAATTAAAAGCATTTTGTCAGGCGTTGCCATATTTGGTATTACTTCTACAAATTCGTTTACTGCACTTGTAGCAGAAGCAAACCGTGCTTCGTCGTAAGCTTGCGCTAAATCGCGTAACTCTTGTGGCGACATTGGTTCGCCGCCAGTTTGACGAAGTGTTACTGCTGGTTGCAAACTGCTAGCGTTTCGATTACGTGCCTGTTCTAGTTTTAGGGCGGTATCTACGGAAGTAGCGCCAGTATAAATTAGGCCTTGTATCGGGCTTAAAAATTGTATTAAGTCCTCGTAGCGAATTGGTAGGCCTTGAAATAAAACCTGTTTAGACGGGCCGAACCATACGCCGTTAGTTGCTGCCTGGTCTTGTGTTGTAACCATAGCGGCAGGTAGACGGGTAAACGAACTTGGAAACCCGTCGCTACTACGTTCGGTAACGTACCAGAAGCACCTACCATAAAACAGCAAATCGTCATAGGTGAAACTTAAAAGAAAGTTATTTGTTACGCCTTTGTCAATACGTGATAGCCAACTGCGCGGCGCTTCTGGTAACAATTCGATTTCGTCGCCGTTCCAAACTTCTTTATATTGTTTTAAAGGCAAACAGCCAATTACTGACGCGCCTAAATCGCGGGCGCGCGAAATTGTCGGTACTTGCATAAAACGTTGTCTAATAACACCGTCTGAATACGCATAAAAATTACCGATTTGCGAAGCGCCAGCATTAGTACCAGTACGGTTAGACGCAGCACCAGCAGCGGCCTTAACTATTTTTGCTGGTTCAGGTTTGCGCGTAAATAATGCCATTGGTTTAGTATGCCACACTTTATAAAACTTTTGGTGCTAGGTAGCCGCCGCAGTTACCCTACGAGAAAGTTAAGAAACTCGACGGCTACCCGCGTTACACAATAGCCGAAAAGAAAACTAAATAGCGTTACGGTTACTGACGATAAGCGGCTTACCGATAGTGGCAGGTTTGCTAACCATAGCTACCGCAAAAACTAAACAACGCGCCAATTCGATAGGGCCAGGACTACGCAAACTAGACAAAGTTACAGCGCCTTGATTTTTGACTGCTACCGCGCGTTCTACGTGCTGGGCTAAAAGTGTGCTGCCGTCGTGCCGTATTTTGCCTTCTAAAATTGCTGCCCTAGCGCCTACCGTCCAACGTTGTAATTCTCGATTACCGACAATAGACGCCCTACGTTCAAACTTTGTAGGTAAAGACATTTCAAAAGCTGGCGTAATAAGTAGCCGTGTCGTTTGGTCTATACAAGCGTTTTCTACAGCTTGCCAACAGTCCGCCAAAGTATCTTTTATAAACTCGACGGCTAACTGTATTTGGCCTTTATTGTTTAAAGCGGCCCTAACGCCTACGTATCGGGCTTCGTCTTGGCTTTGTTCTATCGCTAATACGCCGCCTTTAGGCATTGGGTCAGCCGTTACTAGTTTGTCAAATATGCCAGGCTGTAGCCAGCCGTTAGCGCTGGCCGTCCAAAGGTTTACCGAACTACGTAGAAAAGCGTTACGGTTCGGCTGTTCAGCTTCTGCCGCTATCACGTCTAAAGTAAGTGTGCTGCCTATGGCTGGGTTAGCTTTTATCCAAGCTTCAGGCGTCATAGGGTCAATATCGGCGCTAGGCGAATAACAAGCAAAATATAGGGAACTAGTCTTTTTTTCGTCTATTGCACGTAAGCCTTGTTCTTGCCATTTTTGCATTTCTTTAGAACTTTCGTCGCCAGCGGTCGAAGTCATAAATAGCAACGGACTTTTACGGGTACGCATAGTAGGCAATAGTCCTACCGATACCGCGTCAGGCGAAACCGCCCAAAGTTCATCTATGCACACTAAATCAGCCGTTAGGCCGTGAAATGAAGTAGGCGTAGCAGCCCTAACAAGCCAGCGCGTACCGTCAGGCAAATTAGCTTCGTTACGACCTACCGCCCACGTCAAAATAGCGCCAAATTCTTTTTCTAAAATAGGTGCTACCTGGTTAAACAATTCGATAGCCAAATCTAATCTATGGGCTGTCGTAATAATTGTTTGCGGTTTACCGCGAAGCTTTGGCATAACAGTAGCCCAATAACCGACAACACCAGCCAGCAAAATACTTTTACCGTTTTGTCTAGCCACACTTACTAGGCCTTGCCTATGCAATAAATCGCCGTTAGCGTCGTGCGCCAATAAACCGCTAGCCACGTAATATTGCCAGTCCATTAAATCGACATTTAAAAAATCTTTTGCCCAAACTTTTACACCGTCCGCAAAGTAACGGCCTTCACGATTACAAACAGTTTCTAGGCGCGGCTTCCAAACGTCTGCATAAATATTCACTGTGTCGCCTGGTTGCGTTCTTTCGTCATCTGGCCAGTTCGCGCCAGTTTTAACCAGTTCGGAAACCAAACCGCTATTTTCAGCCATTTTAGATAATAAAATAGAAGCG